CAAGTTCTAGTCTTCTCGAAAGAGCGACTATAACTGTTATAAATAGCGATGAATAATGGTATATCATCTAATCTAGAGTAATAAAACTCAGTTTCTGGATAGTGTTTTAACACTCTCTCAGAAAGATTAGCAAGGTTTCTTAAAACCTTTATGATATAATTAGACATTCCTATGTTGAGAATTCTTTTATACTCTAAAAGAGCTACTCTCTCATTAGGAACTTGGTACGGAGCATTATCATCGGTCATTAACACAAATAAGCTTCTCAGCTTATCATATGTATAATAACCGAACTCCATATCAAAGGCTAAATTCAATAGTTTTATATTATGAATTATCCTCTTATTAAGAGTTAAACCGTGTTTTAAACACATGTTTAGAACCCTTTTTTAACCCTAATCATAATTGGTAATTTATAATATAGGGATTGCAACAAACTTACCAAAGAATAGTTAGAAGATCAATGGTTTCCATAGGAACACCAGTAATCTCTTGTCTACTAAATGGTCTTATTCATCTTGGTCAAGACGAATAAGTTCCCATAGGTTGACCTGTTGTGTATTTTACATACTTAACAGAGTCTTCATATGGTACTTCAAATTTCCTATTAAATAGGAAATCTGTCTGTTACAGAGGATAAATCCAATGATCAAAAACTGTGACCATTATCATCTCACTCATTTAAAGGATCTTGAGTATAGGTCCTGTCACTTTTAAAGTGAGTAAGCATTTTCATGAATTTATCATGAATTGGCTTAAGGAAAAGTTGAGTGTAATAGTCAGAAATGGCTATAATTCTCAATTTCGCCTCAGGATCCTTAACAAAAGATAACCGCCCATTAAATTTACATTTAACTGGACGATTATTATCTCAAGAGATTTTATATTGTTTACAAAAGTAATCAATACCTTCTTGACTATTTAATTATTAGTAGTCAATGTCGAGGGTCCATCAGGACCCGCTTTAACAGAGAGATAAATATCTCCCTTGCTAAACGACGGAAGGGTTTGAGATAAATGGAACTTTTGGACGAATTTATTGATATTACTATCAACAAATTCTTACAAAAATAGCAGTTTCTTGGGCCACCCATCTTTAGTGAGACATATAGACATCTTATTAGTTAATAATGGATGTCCACATATGTACCTAGTACAATGTAGTCTCATTTGTTTATAATATTTAATAGTATAAACAATACCTCAATTTTTCTTAGCTTTAAAAAGCCAAGTAAAATAAGGTCTAAAGAAAGGTTTAAGTTATATTGAGGAAAACAATATGTTAAAATCCTTTTAAGAATTTTAATATGTTTTAAACTCATATATCTTAAAGTGGTAATTGGAGTCTATAAAGACAGTTACACACACCTTATTATGAATAAGGAGGGGACTAACCCAGTTCCCAGGTGTGTTGCCAGAGTCTATGCAACCCGTTTAACCGGACATAAACTAAGACCTAAGAGAAGAGAGGACTTCCTCTATTCTTTGATGGTTAAATCTTAACAAAGAAAGATTTAAGTGCTTAGGCACCTTCGAC